ATGGGGTGGAGACTGGAATGAAAATGGTGATTGGAAAGATGAAAAATTCAGGGATTTACCACACTATGAACTTAAAAGGTCTGTTTATCCATAAATAGCTCATTAAAAGGGGAAAAAGAAAATGAAGGAATTAAGAGAAAGATTTGAAAAGTATCAAGTTTATTGGTACGGATTATATAAAAAATTAAGTAAAGAAGAAGAAAACTATATACTAAGCCTATATCCAGAATTTAATTTAGAAATAGCTACTTATCTTTATTTTTATAGAGATGTAAAAGGGGAAACAGACTTACAAACTAAATGCAAAGTGTGTGGTGGTTTTTTATCTTTCACAAATATAAAAAATAGAAATAAATGTTGTTCAGCAAAATGTTCTAGTAATGACCCTGATAAATTAGATAGGACTAAGGAAACTTGGATTAAAAAGTATGGTGTAGATAATCCCTCTAAAAGCGATGAAATAAAGATTAAAAAAGAGGAAACTACATTAAAAAATTACGGTGTTAGGTATTCTTTCCAAAGCGAAGAAATTAGAAATAGGGCGAATCAGACCCAAATTGAAAAGTATGGATATGTGCATAATTTTTCTGCAAAACCTGTAATGGAAAAACACATACAGTATATGAAAGAGAATTATGGTGTTCTTCATAATAGTCAGATGCATTTAAAAGATTCAACCGTATTTTATGATAAGATAAATGAACTTATTGAAAATAATGTGTTTGAAATGGAATTTGAAACGTATTTTAATTTGCTAAAAGATTCAGGACTATCAGATAGTGCTGGTAGGGGTGCATTAAAGAAAAATAATATTAAGTTAAATGACCTTGGCACATCGTTACCTGAACAAGATTTAATAAATTTTATTGAAACATTAAAAGTACCTTATTTAACTCATGTAAAAGGTTTGTTAGAAAATAAACAATATGAACTTGATATAGTATTTCCAAAGCATAATGTTGCGATTGAATTAGACGGGGTATATTATCACAGTTCAAAAAATGTTGAAGAAGACAACTATATGTCTAAAAGGCATTTAAATAAGACTGAACAATGTGAAGATAAAGGTATTCAATTATTGCACATATTTGAAAATGAATGGGAAGACTTAACTAAAAAAGAAATATGGAAGTCTGTAATTAGAAATAAATTAGGACTAACTAAAACTAAAATATATGCTAGAAAATGCGTATTGTCTGAAATATCTAATAAACAGGCAAAAGATTTTTGTGATATAAATCACTTGCAAGGTGGTATATATGGTTCATTGAATCTTGGTTTATTTTATAATGGTGAATTAGTTCAAGTAGCTATTTTATCAAAGCCTAGATTTAACAAAAGCTACAATTATGAGCTATTAAGACTATGCTCTAAATTAAATACCATAGTGGTAGGTGGTGCAAGTAAATTACTTAAAGGTCTTAGCAATGTTGTATCTTATGCAAATAGAAGATGGTCTATGGGTAAAGTTTATCAGTCTTCAGGTTTTAATTATGTTAAGAAAACTAATCCTTGTTATTGGTACTGGCATTCTATTAGACACGATTCAAAGTTACAACATAGATCTATTTTTCAAAAGCACAAGTTACCAGATTTATTAGATACATTTGATCCAAACTTAACAGAGCAAGAAAATATGTACAATAATAAATATAAAAGAATTTGGGATTGCGGAAATTTAGTATATGCCAAGCAATAACTTACAAAAAGAAAGTGAAGGTATATTGCAATATAACAGAGGAAAATTATGTCAAAAGTAGTACAATTAAAAGAAAAATTAAATAATAGACCTGAAACTACTAAAGTTAAGGCAATTTTAGAAAATCTTAAATTTAGAGAACTATATTCTCACCCTAAATATCCAAATTTTCCATACGTACAAGGAAAAGGGAGAATAACACAGATAGCTAATTCAGAAAAATTACAGTTAGAAGTATGTAAGATTGTTGGTGGAGATTATTTTGTTGAAAAAGACCCAAAATGGGGTAATAATACATTATATAAAGCATCTAATGATAACGGAGAAACATTTAAAGACGCTTACCCTAATTTTAAACCTACAAAAACAACAGACAAAATTAAATCAAGCCCTAATAGAACATATCAAGCTAGAATTGACTTAAAAAATAGAATTTTTGCTATTGATAGCTGGGCTACTAAACAAGGCGTATATATTAACACTAGATATTTTAAATACTTAGAGGAATAATAAAATGAGTAAAGCGAAAGAATTACAAGAAAAATTTAAAAAGATGAATGAAGGATTTGAAAGACCAAGTTCAGATTGGGGTATAATTTATGACCTTAATAAAAGTAGAGTAGGTAAATTACAATTAGACCAAAATAAACGTGAAATTCAAGATTTTTATGTTGTTGGAGCTGACTCTGAAACAGTTACCGTAGCTGGTAATTATGACGGTACTAGATCTATTCAAATAATTGCTAAAAAAGGTTATATGTTGCACAATGTAGTAAATCCACAGTTAGTAGCAAAAGCATTTAAGTAAGGTGTTATTTATGACTTTAGCAAAACAATTACAAGAAAGGCTAAAAGGATCAAATACTAAAAATTTATTTGAATCAAACTTAGGCAATGTTAGAGCTAGATTATTACAAGAAGTGCTTATTACTTTCAAAGACAATAAGTTTGGTAATGTAGTAATTTTAGCGGGCGGAGCAGGTTCAGGCAAGGGATTTGTACTTAAAAATCTATTAGATATTCAAGGTAAAGTATTTGATGTTGATAGATTAAAAGAGCTTGCATTGACTAACGACTATATTCAATCAGTTGTTAAAAAAGAACAAGGAATTGATATTAGTAAATTAGACTTAAAAAATCCTAAAGATGTTTCAACTTTACATGGTGCGATTGATAAGGCTGGTTTAGACAAGAAAGTTAAATCAACAATGTTCGATTCTATTGTTATGGCACACCCTGATAGAAAGCCTAATTTAATTTTTGATGTAACCTTGAAAAGTCCTGATAAGTTAGGTAAAATAGCAGAGCAAGTGAAAAGTTTAGGTTATGATCCACTGAAAATTCATGTAGTATGGGTTGTAAACGATGTAGAAGTAGCTATTGCTCAAAATGCTACAAGGTCAAGAACTGTATCACAAGAAATTTTATCAATGACACACGAAGGCGTAGCTAATACTATGTTAGCTTTATTACACCCAGCAAGGAATTTAAGGTCTATTATGGATGGTAAATTTATTTTTGCATTTAATAAAGCTAAGGTAGATAGCGTTGTTGTTTCAGGTGATAAGAAAACTAATCTTTTTGGTAAAGATACTAAACCTTTCTATGTCAAGTCAGCAGATTATGTTATAGTAAAAGAAGTAGGTCAAGAACCTAAAGATATAGACGATCTTGAAAGCAAATTCCTTAAAAAGATTATTGACTATATCCCTCAAACAGTTAGAGATGGTTGGGAATTTCAATTACAAAAAGCATTAGATAAGGATAACTAATTTTACTACTTGACTTTTTAAGTCAAGTAGTATGACAATGATATAAATAAATTAAGGAAAATTAAGTTATGACAAGTAAGGCTAAAAAGATTCAAGAAAAACTTAAAAAACAATTAGTGGAAAGTTCACTATCTAGAGTTTGGTCGAAAACACAAGATCACGATTGTGCTTTAATTTCAGCTTTTAGAACAGCCAAAAATGGTAAATATGAACCAATTGGCAAAAATAGAATGACTAAAGATGAAAACAAAGCAAGGTCAGCTAAAATGTTAAAAGAACTTCAAGCGTTAGGGTTTGAAGTAACTAAAGTTCGTGGTCAGTATGAAGAAATTATTGACGGTGTTCGCTATAAATCAGCAGAAGACTCTTATTTTGTAGTAAATGCAAAAGATAATCCAAAATTTGTAAAGCAGATTGAAAATTTAGGGATTAGGTACGAGCAAGATTCAGTATGTATTATTCAAGATAAAGGAAAAAATGCTTACTTAATAGGTACTAATGATTTTGCTGATTGGCCAGGTAAAGGAAAAATTGGTAAATTAGGAAAAGCAAGTTATGGTGAAGTGGTAGGCGTTTATTTTACAAGAGTAAATGGTCGAACTTTTGAATTTGTTCAAGTGGAGAGCTTAGAAAAAGTAGAAAGCTATACACCACAAAATACGTTAGGTTTATTAGCAAGGTCAATTGCTAGAAAACAACTAGAAAAAGAATTAGAGTAGGTAAAAACTATGTCAAGAGCAACAGAGTTAAAACAAAAATTTAATGAAAGCAAAGATAAAAAACAATCTAAATTAGGTCAATTAAATGAACGCTTAGAAAGAGCTATTACTGATATTAAAGTACGTGGTGGGGTTATTTTAGAGAGTTTAGATGTAACTAAAATTAAACCAAAATTTGCTGTATATGAAGATAATGGAGGTGGATTACATTTAGTTGTTTGGGATAAAACCAAAATCTATGCTTTCCACGGTTACGAATATGCACACGGAAATTTGGCAACTGACTTAAAAACATTAAAAGACGAAGGGTTTAATGTTAAACATTGGGATAATGAAGAGGACGGAAAAGAGTTTCTAAAAGAAGTTCAACAATCCCAATATGGGTACACTTTAGTGGCTGATAATGATGGTATTTATTGGGACGATATGGGAGGTTCTGCTAAATACGAGTTTAAATCACTTAAATAATTTAAAGGAGCAATAATGAAAACTATTAAAGTATTTGGAGCATTATTGCTCCTTTTTGTATCAACAATCACACACGCAATTGATCATCAATCTTGTGAAATTGGGCATAAAAACGTAAATATAGATATTACTAATGAATATTATATGACAGTATTATGTAATAAGGCTTACACAAGTTACTATTCAGATATAGATAGAATACCGTATCTTGTTACTGAAAATATAACAAATTCAAATTTATCACAAAAAGAACCAAGAACTAATGATTTTAGACCTGATTTAAGGCTACCACCAAAATTTAGATCAACATTAAAAGATTATTATAGGTCAGGTTACGATAGAGGACACATGGCACCAGCTGGTGATACTAATGACCACGAAACAATATCTGAAAGTTTTCTATTATCAAATATGACTCCACAAAATCCTGAATTAAATAGAACATTGTGGAAAAATATAGAAAATTATGCTAGAATTAAAGCTAATTTGAATGGTCAAGCCTTTGTTATAACAGGTGTTACTTTTAATCATTGTTTAGTAGAACAAAAATTACAAAGTAGGGTGGCAGTTCCTGATAAGTATTTTAAAATTATATTAAGTGGTGGTATGATTGATGCATTTATGGTAGATAATGTTTATCCAAGAACTATAAAAATTCATGAATATAGAACTGATATAAAAACTATAAATGAAAAATTATGTGGTATTAGAATTAAGGTAGAATAATGAGTAAAGCTAGAGAATTAAATGAAAAATTTAAAAATATGAACGAAGCACTAAGTTCAAAAAATTATAAATTATTTAAAGTAGATGGATTATGGACTGATAAAAAGTTCGCTAAAGTTCAAACTTTAGCTTTATCTACTTTTGAAAATAAAGTAGTAGATAAGCTAGGTGAAGTAACCTCAAAAGGTGGAAAGGATGATATTGTAGAAATTACAGAGAAAGGAACACAAGGCACAATTGATTTTGTTTTTGGAAATAATGATGATGATTGTAAAGGTTGTTATTCTGTGGTAGTATTAGCAAGTGATTTCCCTGTAGGATTTGCATTTATTCAAAAAGTATAAGGATAAGCTATGTCAAAAGCTAAACAATTAAATGAAAAATTGAAAGCTTTTTTAGAAAGCCCACAATTTGTTGAACCTATAGATGGTACTGATTTAGTAGAAGATACTAGATCTTGGTTATTAAAGGTATATAATGGTTGGAAAAAAGATCCTACTAGCAATAAAATTAAAGAAATTAATCAGACTATATCTAGATTCCCTATTTATCAAATTGAAAGAATTAAACAAAGGTCAGTTAGATATAATTACATCTTTCAAATTGTAGATAATGAGGTAACTTTCTTTTCTAGGTATATTGTGGTAAGTAACTTAAAAAATTTACCTAAACCATCTATAACTCAAGTATTGTTATGGAAGAAAAAAGATGCTGAATATGGAATAAGCTCGTATAAGGTTACTAAGCAAATAATCTTTAAAATGACAGGATCTTTATTATCAGATAAGCAACAAACACAAGATGGTCATAATGCTTGGAAATATGTAGCTGAAAACTTAGGATTCCAAGAAAATAATCATGTAGGTGTGTATGACTCAAAAGACAAAATATATATAGAGTTTACTTCTTTATTTGATTTTCAAGAAAAAGTAGGCTTATATTATGGAAAATCTGAGGAGTTTAAACGTTATCAGTATGTAATTTATAAAGACTAATATGTAAAGCCTAGCAATTGCTAGGCTTTTTTGATCAAAAATTATTGCAAGATAAAAAATTGTGGTATATAATTAAACAAAATTAACAAACAAAAGGAAAAGAAGATGTTACAACAACCTATTAAATTGAATTATAAACCGATTCCTATCGGAGAACTTGATTTCTTTAATACAGAGCCTTACTTTCTAAAATTTGTTCTTTCAAGATTGGGTTTATTTAAAATAGATCATTTAATGTATATTGATGTAGATTATGTAAACCCTTATGAAGATATGACTGATTTACAATATGTAAGTCAATTTTTAATTGTGAAAGAAGCATTTAAAAATGTAGTATTAGAACATGGTTCAGTAGGTCAATGCTATTATGGTGTGTATAATGGATGCTATATTATTTTATTTCAAGGTGAAGACACCGTTTATGGATATGGTTTAGAAAGAGACAGTTTTAAAGTAAATACAGTTACAGTATTTGGAGATTACAATGTTAAAGAGAATTTATAAGTGGACTACAATTCTTTTAATGTCTACGATAGTATTATCAGTTGGTTTATTTATTAATTTTAATTTCCCTAGCTACCATAAAACTATTATTACAGGTATGGAAGTTAAAAGAATGGATAAAGACGGTGTGATCACTAAACAAAACCCAGCTGATGGGCCAGTTAGAGATGTTTATTTTCTATTTACAAAAGACGTAGATAGTGGTAAGATTAGAGTTTATAGAAACGAAGATACCAGATTTGACTTTCCTTGGTATTTTAAGTTTGACTCTGCTAACCAACAAGGGGTAGCACAACAATATATAAATAGTGCTGAACCAGCTGAAATAAAGTATTATGGTTGGAGATTAACTTATTTTGAAGAATATCCTAATATCGTATCTATTGATTCTGGAGACAATAACTCATTACCTATTGTAAGTTATTTCTTGTATAGTATATTATTTGTACTTTGGCTTACAGGTTTATTGGTTATTAGAAAGAAATTTAAATAATCGGAGAAAAGAAAATGAAAGAGATCCTAATCAAAAGCTCATTATTGAACGCAATTGAAGTAAAAGTTACTTATGAATATGAGTATATTAAGTTATCCTTAAATGAGTATGAAACAGGTCAAAGAATTTTATGGCATTTGAACCCTAAAATTACAACCTATAAAGCACTTTCTGAAATTATGGATAAAATTACAGAAATTATCTATATTAACAGTACTTCAAGTTTATGTGAAATTGGAACAGTAATTGAAGATATAATCAATACAAGTTATATTGGATATATTTTAGAGCGTGATTTTCCTGATTTTGATAATTATCAAAACCCTAAAATTAAGGAGTTTTTAGCAAATGAAGAAGATGATCAATGAAATAGAAAATCAAAAAAATATTAAAGTTATTTGGTTAGGCTTAAGAGGCAGTAAATTAAAGGGCTATGCAAAACCAGATTCTGATATTGACTATCTAGCTATTTTTATCCCTAGTGGTGGTATTTCTGACTATTTAACGTTTGAACCTAAAAATAATCTTGATAATTTTACTATTCAGAAAGATAACTTAGATATTCAATTTTTGGAATTGAGATCAGCTATAAACAGTATTATTAAAAATGAAGTCAATATTTTACAGTCTGTAGTTTATTCAAATGTAGATGATGAATATAGCGTAGGTGGAAAACTATTAAAAGATCTTGTCTATCATACTTTTAATAAGGGATGGTATATGAGTAGATTATATAGTATTTTGCAAGGGTATGTTAAAAAAGATTATGCAATGATTGGTCTATGTAAAGAATTTATTTCTAGTGGTTTAATTGTATTAACCTTTTTAAACAATTACAAAGACGACTACAAAGAAAATAAAGTACCTGTAGTGTGGGCTAATAACTTAATATATTATGCTGATAGTTTAAATACTGATCATACTAAACTTGCAAGAGAGATTGATTGGGCTATTAAAAACCGTGTTAATGAAAATAATAATAATGTATCTTTTGAACAATGGGAATTATTGAAAAAATTTGCTAACTTAATCAGTAAACCAACGTATAGTAATAAAATCGTAGATTATAAACTTATAGACTCAATATTTTATCGTTTAGCTGAATTAGGTGGTAGATAAATGACAAAAAGAACTATTATCTGTAGGTTTGATACTAAACAAGCTCTAGATGAATTTAATAAAAAGTTAGGATTAAATTTATCTAATATGACAAGGGATTATGATTTTTCAACTTTTGAAGAAAAACAAAGGCAAAAAGAACCTAAGCAATTTTCTTATTCTAGCGACTATTTAGAAAAACAAGCTATATGGGAAAGTAATTCAATGCCTTATTATAATTCTTTTGATGAAGAAGTTGTAGCTACAATTAACTTTCATTTTGATGATAGTAAATTTAATTCTGATGAATTGTCATTTTTATTTGATCAGCCTATTTCAGATAAAACTAAATCAATCAGAATGCCTAGACTTATTTCAGGTAGGACAAGTAGCTGGAGGGTTGTTGGTGGAAAATATGAATTACGTTACCCAATTTACGTAGTAAGTAAAAATAGATCTGATAAATGTTATACAAGTAGATTCCTTACACAGATGGAAGTTCCTCATTTTGTTATTGTTGAACAAAGCCAATATGAAGATTATAAAAAGCACGTTGATCCTACTTATTGCAGACTTTTGATTCTGGATCAAAAGTATCAAGAAGACTATGATACTTTTGATGATCTTGGTGATACTAAATCTAAAGGTCCAGGTGCTGCACGTAACTTTGCATGGGATCATAGCATTAAGCATGGTTATAAATATCATTGGGTTTTTGATGATAATACAACTGAAGGATTTCATTATTTCTTTAACAATAGAAAAATAAAATGCAGAACAGGTGCTTTCTTTAATGCTTATGAAGATTTTGTTGATAGATACGAGAACATAGCTATTGCTGGTTTAAACTATACCATGTTTTTAAAATCAAATGAATGTAGGGCTTGCTACACTTTAAATACTAGGATATATTCTTTTTTACTTATAAGAAATGATATACCTTATAGGTGGCGTGGTAGATACAACGAAGACACTGATTTAAGTCTTAGAGCTTTAAAAGATGGTTGGTGTACTATCCAATTTAACTGTTTTACAGCTGGTAAAGCGACTACACAAAAAGTTCAAGGTGGAAATACTGAAGAATTTTATAAGCATGAAGGAACTTTAGAAAAATCTAAAATGCTTGAACAAATGCACCCAGATGTTGCTAAAGTAGTTTATAAATTCAGTAGATGGCATCACCACGTAGACTATTCACAATTTAATCAACAGTTGAAACTTAAATCAGAATACCAAAATACTAACTTTGGTGAACCTGTTAATATGTATGGTATGCGTGTTATTGTAACAAATGAAGATAGAACAGATGATACTAGGTCTTATATTGAACAAACATATAAGAATCAGCCTAGTTTAAGTTTAGATACAATAGGTTAATAATGATTATTAAGAATAAGAATGACTTAACACCAATTGAAGAATATAATGGCATATATTTTAAGAGAGACGATTTATTTATGCCTTATGAAGATATGCCTATCAGTGGTGGAAAAGTACGACAAATGATCTCTTTGGTCGAGGATCGACTGGTCGAGATTAAAAATTACTATAACAATACAGTAATTAGTGGGGTATCTGTAGATAGTCCACAAGCTGTTATTATTTCTACTGTGGCTAAGAAATATGGTTTAGACTGTATTTTGGTATATGGTAATAAATCCATTGAAAAGTTGATAGAAAAAAGACCTATGGTAGAAAACGCAATAAATAATGCTACTAGGGTTGAACTTTGCAATGTAGGTTATCAGAATGTATTAGATAGTAAAGTTTTAACTTTATGTGAAAATGAAAAACCTTATTTTCAAATTAAATTCGGAATAAATTTAGATAATAATAAAGACGCTCTTGTAACTAGCGTAGCTAATCAAGTTGAGAATATACCTGATGATATTGATTATATTATAGTTCCTTGTGGTAGTGCAATTATGTATAGTGGTATATTAAAAGGCTTAGAAAAATTTAATAAAAAAGCAAGAGTGATAGGTATTCAAATTTCAGGTATTGATATGATCAATACTGTTTACAAGATTGTAGGTGAAGAACTAGCAAGTAAACACACTTTTATTGTAGACAAAACTTACAATTATCATAAGAAGTTGAAATGCAAGATTGCTGAAGATTTTTACTTAGACCCAATCTATGAAGCTAAGGCTTGGGATTATGCGGATAAGTTTATTTTTAGCAACGATAGGCTTAAGGGATCAAAATTTTTATTTTGGGTAGTTGGAAATAGTTTACCTGTAAGGGGAAAGGTGTATTAATGATTATTGAATATTTAGGAAAATCGGTAGATACAAAACATTTTGATGGTGTATTAGAACCTGAAAAAATCCAATATGTAAGAGATAATTACTACACTGAAAATAAAGACCTTGCATTGAAACAATTAAAAGGTTGTTTATTAGAAGGAAAAACAAATACTAATCATATCTACAACTATTACTTTGAACGAATAGCTGCTGATACAATTTTTTATACTACAAAATGGTCGATCAATCAGGCTTTAGCAAGTGATGAGCTTGTGCAATTATTTATCAATAAAACAAAGATAAATGATAAAGTTTTTGAGGGTAAAGATTTAGTTAAAGATTTCAAAACAGCACTTAGATTGGCAGGAAAAGGTTATGCAAGTAAACCTAGCAATTTTCCACTAAAAGAATGTGTTTCAATTTTGAAAGCCTT